CACCCAACACTAGCTAAACCAACTGACGAGGAATTAGCATGAGCCAGTTACAAGTAAACCGAATAAACGATGCAAGCGGTGGAGTTCTAGCACCCATTAGTTCAGTCATGCGGAATCGCATCATAAACGGTGCGATGGTTATTGACCAAAGAAACGCTGGTGCGCAGATTACACCAACCGTTCAATACACTCTTGATAGATGGCTTGTTGTTCCAACACAAGCTAGTAAATTTACTTTACAGCAGAACGCTGGGTCAGTCACTCCACCTGCTGGTTTTTCAAATTACTTGGGTGTAACAAGCGCATCAGCTTATTCTCTTGCGGCTGGCGATACTTTTTTCTTGGCTCAATTTATTGAAGGGTTTAATACCGCAGACCTTGATTTTGGTAAAAGCACAGCCAAGACCCTCACCCTAAGTTTCTGGGTTCGTAGTTCATTAACTGGCACTTTTGGTGGTGCGTTTTTAAATAGTGCTGCAAACAGAAGTTACCCTTTTAGTTACACAATTTCATCAGCTAATACTTGGGAACAAAAATCCGTTACCGTTGCTGGAGATACAACAGGAACTTGGGTAGGCGCAACTAATGGCATAGGCTTACAACTTCGTTTTGGTTTTGGTTCAGGTTCAACATATAGCGGAACTGCTGGTGCTTGGGTTGCTGGTGACATAGTTCAAACAACTGGTAATGTGTCCGTAGTTGGTACCAACGGTGCTACTTTTTACATTACTGGAGTTCAGCTAGAGGTAGGCACACAAGCTACTTCATTTGAATACAGACAGTATGGTACTGAGTTGGCTTTGTGTCAGCGTTATACACAAGTCCGCAAAGGTGGAGAAGGTTCAAATAACGCAATTACTTTTTGCGGAGTTGGTAACGCAAGAAACTCAACAACATGGTATGGTGCAGATAAATTTTCAGTAACAATGCGGACTTTTCCATCACTAACAGTAACAAACGCAACATCTTTTCAGTTATTTAGTGCAAGTTCATTTGCCACTACTGGCATGGGATATGACATTAGTGATAGGGACTACATGCTTACAAGTGCTTTAGTTGCATCAGGCTTAACTACTTCTCAGTTTTACACACTTACAACAACTAATTCTAACGCTTCATTGGTCTATTCTGCGGAGTTATGATGTATAAACTTTATAAAAATTCTTACGGTCAAGACAATATTGCTAGAACAAACGAAGATGGTAGCGTTACTTCTTTTGGTCAGCATCCTGATAACACAGACTACCAAGCCTACCTAAAATGGGTAGCTGAAGGCAACACACCACTTCCTGCGGAGAATGAATAATGTCCACAATTATTAACGGCACAAGTAATGCCATAACATTCCCCGATAATTCAATACAGAATACTTCAGCTATTGTTAGTGGATATGTACCTTATGCAAATCTGCCAGCAGGTAGTGTATTGCAAGTAGTACAAGCAACTTATTCAACTGCCGCAAATACAACTTCTTCAACATTTTCTGATACAGGAATTACAGTTTCAATCACACCTAAATTTGCCACAAGCAAAATATTAGCTATAGTTGATGTTAATGGGTGCGGAAAATCAGGTGGTAATGGAAATTTAAGATTACAACTTTTAAGGGGTGCTTCTGTAATTAGCAATTTTGAAGGTATTGCTGGCAACACTAGTACAACTGCTACTAACTTTTTTGGCAATTGCGGAATATCTTATTTAGATAGTCCTGCAACAATATCATCTACAACTTATAAAGTTCAATTTGCTTGTGATAATGCTGGTACTGCATCCATCAATAATGCAACAGGCACAGGTTCTATGTCACAAATCACTCTTATGGAGATTGCGGTATGAACTTAAATACATTTGAAGTATTAATTAAAATCTACCCTAATGTAGTCCGTACAGTAGGTGATACCGCTTACGATATAGATGGTAACGAAGTAGCCTGTGACCTATCCGCAGTTACAGCACAAGCTGAAGCTGATGCACAAGCCGCTATTGATACAAAGGCTTCTGCATTGGCTAAACTAGCAGCATTAGGTCTTACACAAGACGAAGTAAAAGCGTTAGTTGGCTAATATGTCATTCGAGATTGACCCTGTTAAATACGGCCAACTTTGGGAGAAGGTCGACCAACTGACCGCCAAAGTAGATAAGCTAGAAGAAGGCATGGAAGAACTGCTTGCACTAGCTAATAAAGGCAGGGGCGGTTTTTGGGTTGGCATGATGGTCGTATCGGCTATTAGTTCTGTTGTGGGGTTTATTGCACATTGGCTGACAGGCAAATAATGTGTCAGATTTGCTCGGGTTGTCTGAAGGTGCAAAAGGGCTAAGTAGCGGCTTAGATTCTGCTAGGGAAGCTGGTAAGTCTGTTTCTAAGCAGATTGAGAACATACAAAAAGATGCAGTTGATGTAGCCCAGCAGCAAGCGCAAGAACGCATACGGGCAAGACGGGAAGCAGAGTTTAAGAAGGAACGGGCGTTAGTCAAGGCTTTAGAAGAATGGAAACGCAAGAAACTACTATCAGACGAAGAAGCAGATTTAAAAATTAAGTTTGTAAAGCAGTACGGTGCAAAAGAATGGGATGCGTTACTTAGAATCAAGCTAGACATTGAAAACATGGAACGCAAGAATAACGAGGAATTTCAGCACGACTTGAAAGCAGTACGAAGGGTGCAGTTTTATTGTTTTATGGCTGCGCTAATGGTGACATTGTGGCTAAAGTTTATTTTGGGGGCGTTTTAGATGGAAACATTACTTGGACTACTTAAAGGTGTTGCTCCTGTCTTGGCTACTGCTGTTGCTGGCCCTGCTGGGGGTGCTGCTGTGGGCTGGATTGCTTCTAAGCTAGGCATACCCGATGACACGATAGAAGGCGTTACAGCCGCTTTGACCAGTAACCCTGAGATGACCCTCAAACTCAAAGAATTAGACCTAGAATACGCCAAATTGGAAGCCGCAGACCGTGATTCTGCCCGTCAAGCCTATTCAGAAGTAGCTACATCGCAATACGCCACTAAATTAGATAAGTCGGTAGTCCCGATTCTTGCATTGGGTACGGTATCGCTTGCGTTTATGTTTATTGCTATTCTGATGTTCCGTGATGTGCCAGTCGATCAGCAGCAGATGGTGATTTTTGCGCTTGGATTCATTACCAGCAGCGCAGGTCAAGTCTTATCGTTTTACTTTGGATCAAGCCAAGGCAGCAAAGACAAGAACAAAGAGATTCAGGAGATGATGAAAAAATGAACCTAAGTCCCCACTTTACGCTTGACGAACTGACCCACACAGACCATCGGCAGTTTGACAATACGCCAAACGCTACCGAGATGGCTAACCTTGTGCGCCTAGCCAACTTCCTAGAAGAAGTCAAAACGGTACTTGGCGGCAAGCCAATTATGGTCAATTCAGCATTCCGTTGCAAACAGGTAAATGATGCGGTAGGATCAAAGGACACTAGCCAGCATCGGATTGGTTGTGCCGCAGATATACGAGTACCAAGCATGACCCCCGATGAAGTCGTTAAGGCTGTTATTGCATCGGGGATTGGATATGACCAAATTATTCGAGAATTTGACCGCTGGACACATATTTCTGTGCCTAATACTGCTGGCGATACTCCTCGCAGACAGTCTTTGATTATTGATAAAACGGGTACTAGACCCTACGCCTAAAAGACATCCCGTAAATCTACAAATTTCCACATATTTGTAGGTACATCGTAAAAGTATTCATCTTTAGCAACTGCGGTATTTGGCACTTCAACTAACGGGCATTCTTTAATTTTGCTGGCCCTAATCCAGTAAGCATGGGTTAGATTTCTAGTCACCACATACATCGTGGTACGAGGGTTGGTAAACAGTTTTTCCTTGCGCTGGGCAATATGGATGGTTTCGTAAGGACAGAAGTCCATGCCCCAATCCCGTACTTCTACTTCTCCATACCCTATATGCTGCCCGTAACGGCTCAAAACGAGGTCTACAGCGTATTTATCAGGGTTGGGTAAGGCATCGACATGGTGTACCGTTTTAAGCCAGCCAGCGACCGCATTACGAGCAGGTGGATCACACGCATCATGTAGCCGCTGGTCAAACTGCTTGTACTTCAATCTTGCGCTTTTCTTAGTATTGCTCTAGCAAATTCAATATGGTCAGATGATGCACGAAATAAGTCTGTTATTTCCTCATCTGTTAGTGTCTTTGCTGGATGGGTGTAGAGTGGAATGTCAGCCCATTTTGATTTTTCACCATTTACCCAACAATCATTGATTGGCAAGCGTTCTAAATCGTATGGGTCAATCCACGCTACTGGTTCATTGTTCATGTTTGCACCATCAAATAGTTAGCCACGAAAAAAAAAATTGAGAACGCTATTCCTAGTAAAAGCCCCAAGATAATGTCTTTCATGCGTCATTCCTTCCTGCGTAGGCTTCTTGAACGCTTTCCTCAAACTTGGCCCAGCCGCCTAGTCCGTGAATCATTTCTAATACGCTGGTTTCGGTATCGGCTATGCAAACATCTTCAATATCAACACCGCCAATGTAGCCTACATCGGGTTCGTCTTTATCAACGCTGCCGTACACATCAAGGTATGTGTCACCACAATACAAAGAAACTACATAATTATTTAACTTAGCCATTTTTATTCCTTTTCTATATCACTCCCCAATGGAGTAATGACAGAATAATTAAGATTGCTTAACTTGTAAAGGATTATTTTGCATAAAAACAACAGGGCAGTATTTAGCAGTTGTTAGCAATAGGGCAGAAAGCCGCAAAATTCCCTAATTACTGCATCCTACTTTGGCGGCTTAACGCCCTAAGAATAGTTGGGGTACTCACATTCCCGTATGTGAAGCGTACCTGCTTTCCCCCGTTCCCGTGAAGGAACTACCATTATATTCCGTTCTTAATTTGGTAAACACGCAACAAATGTTCAAAGCACTCCCAGCCTTTTTGAAGCCGATCCTGCTCAATTTCAATGAGTTTTACTTGATTGGTAAGCGCATTGACAAACACTATGGCGCATCTAGCAGTTGGAACGCCTAGGCCCTCACGGTAAGCCGCCAATTGCATCTCATGTTCAAAATAAACATCGACTTTGGCAAGGTCAGTTTCTTTAGTCTTGAAATCAACAATAAAACCATCGCCCTTGCCATTGACTGGTTTAGCCATCAGGTCGCATTTGCCACCAAACCCTAGCGGATGCCCAAACGACTTCTCTGAGAGCCATAGCTGGCTTCCAAACGCATCCTGTAAGGCTTTGTCGATTGCATCTAAGTACGGTGGCTTTTCCGGCATATAGACCTGGTCAAAATAAGCCTCAATGACCGCATGAATAGCCGTTCCTCGTTCCGCAGCATCCCTGCCCGTAGCCTTACTATCCTGCATTACCCTAGCCAGCCAGTCAGCTTCAGGTTCGCCTTCCATCCGAGGCAGGGTTAAAGCTGCTAAGAGGACTTGTTGCTGTTTCCATGTATCAAGCCCTGCTTTCGATAGCATTCCGTTAATTGTTGTAACACTTGGCAGAAGTCCAAGTTTCCGTGCGTCACGAAGCGTGGTTGCTCGTTCACCAGTCTTGCCAACGGTTGTATAGGCTGGAGTGCCGTCTTTTGTGTACCAATGACCATTTTCTGTCACCTTTTCTTTAACTATCATTTTGGCCTTAGAAGCAGGTAGTGTTGCAATTGCCGCCATAACAGCAAGTTGTACAAGTTACCATGCGACCGCCTTGCATGATGGTATGGGTTGTGCAGCTGGCATATACCAAAGTAGCTGTCAAAGAAAAGCAAAGACCTACAAATAATTTTTTCATGTTGTTGCTCCTTAAAAGGGAATATCGTTTAAGTTGTCATCTTCAATCTTAGGCGCAGCAGCTTCACGCTGTTTGTTGCCTCGCCATTCGCTGCTTTCTGCAATCTTTTCCTTGTAATACTTAGGCAAGCTGTCGTACTTAGCCTGGTCAAACTCAGCCAGCCAAAAATGGTTGGTTGGGTTGATACCTTCCGGTTGGGCGTTACGCAATGCGCTAGGAACTGGGCTAATGCCGCTAATATTGGCGTATTTGCCATCTTCCGAGTGCGTGATATTAACCATGCAAAACTTACCTAACAAACCTTTAAGGTCAAAGTTCTTGCGATCTTCCGCAGTCATTTTCTTGTTTGACCAGCTTTCAAGGTCTTGACGCAGCCGTGCTTGATCGCCAAGGCTGACCGTATAGCGTTTAGATACGATTAACGGCTTGCCGTCATCGGTTTTAAGTGGCTGACCTGCATCATCGTCACCATGCAATTCCCAAGTAAATACGACCTTGTGCATAATCTTGGTTTCGCCAGCCCATTCTGTAGCTTGATGACCTAGATCAATGATGGAATAAAGCCGTGCCATATGT